ACCAAATCTTTTTCTCTGTCAGACCCAACATAGAAGGTTGGTTCAGGATTATTATCTTTTGACGCAGCTACTACATGCTGTCCAGACATAATTTGTTAGTATGCGTTTGGTCGTAATTATAACACATTATTGACAAGTATGCAATACAGTGTTATTTTACAACCATTTGTTGATAGGCCTGTTTTGCAACCTTATAGTGCTCGGGGTCATTCTTGAACAACCAAACCCTACGTTGGATTTTCTTGATAGAATCAGAATACCCCTCAACAAAGTTTTTAATTTTTCTTGTTAACTCGACTTGATCCTCATACTCCTCGTAGTAGTGTTTACTCAACAGCCTCGGATCATCCTCTTCAGTGTCATATCCACGGTACGGCATTTCGTCGTAGCATTCGTGTATATACGCCTCTTTCCAGTAAATACGATAAAACCCCATCTTGATGGGCACAAAACGAATATGCGGACTCATGCGTTTGCATTCACGCACGAATCGTTTAAACCAGTAACTACCCTTCATCTTCGTCAAAGTCTTGTTCATCCACAGTTGCGTGGAATCCAATAGCTTCAGTAAATTGAGTCCCTTGCGCTTGCGGAATGACATTAACTTTCTTTACTGAAACAACATCTGTTTTTTGCATTGCCTCAATTGCTGAGGCGGCGTCACTTGCTTTCACTACTGTCACAATTGCCCAATTTTTCATGTTTAGTCTATATCCACTTTAAAATCAATACAGAGTTTTCCGTAAGCCTCTGCACACTTTCGTTCAACACTACAGCCCCGGTAGTTTTGATAATCGTTTACAAAGAAAACCAGGTCTGCTTCTGACATCAGCTCTAGTGATTTTGATAAATACCACAACCCAACACTGTCTCCGTCCTTTGCGATGTGGGAATCAGCCCCGTCAATAATGCTGTCAATCAGCACCGCCTGGGGTAGCTTCTCCTCAATTTTTTCAAACACCTTTTGCATTTCCTGTCGTACCTGTTCGGTGCTCTTGGACTTCATGCCCATCGAAATAAATACTTTCATAATTAATAACTTAATGCTCGTCTGCGTCCGCGACGATTGTACGGGGTTCGTTTTGGTTTCGTGTCTGTTGGTTCCCGTCTCTTTCTAGTAAAGTCTTCAAGACCAAGCGCCAAATATTCAAACGCTGATCTGAAGTGCGAAGTCCAGTCGTGCTTCGGCTTAGCTGAGTTAATTTCTTTCTGTCCCTCACGTCGGATCTTCGGATAAGAAGCCTGGTCAATACATTTTGCAAACTTCTTGACCCGCTCATTGCTGTTCAACTCAATACCATCTCGGATCAACTGCTTAGCGGCCCGCTTCCGATTCTGGAATGGCTTCCAGGTTTCTTTATAATTAACAGCAATACCGTGCTCCTTCAGAACGCTGAGCACTGTGGCATCGTTAACCTGATTACGGTTCCTCCCCGCTGGGTCCCCAAAGTGAACACCCCGCTTCCAGTTCTTATGGGCCTCGATCTGCTCTAGATCATACTTACTGTATCGGTAAGTCAGATGCTCCTCGGATGGCAAAATCCCGGTAACAAACGGAATGAAGAAGTCGATGTTCTCCCCGTTCTTGGTATACGTGTCAACAACACGTAGCTTCCGTTCATGCGGCTGTGCCCAGATAATAGTGGTTGGGTCCTCCTTACCAAAGTCCCAGCCAACATAGAGTGGGAGCGTGTCGTCGTATGGAAAATCTCCCCACTCAATATTTTGTTCATTCCACTCTTTATACACTCGCCCTTCCTGAGACTTGGTGTATGAGATGTCGATTTCTTGTGCGACCTCCTCCTCAGATCGTCGCTCCACCTCAAAGGCGTACCACAAGTCATCTTTAAGGGGGTGCGATGTCCAGTGCATCGTGAAAATATCAATACCTGTCTCACGAAGATCTGCGTAGAAGTTCTGCCCGTTCGGGGTAGAGTTAGCAATACGACATGCGGTTGTGTCACCACAAGTACCCCACGCATCCTCAGCGTAGTCCCAGAAACCAAGCTCATCAAAGAAGATGGCGGTCTTACGTGAACCTCGACCAAAGTCAGGGTTCATAGTGTCTCCAGCCAACAGGTTGTTGTTCACTGGGTTTACAATTTTTAACTTCGTTCTGTGCTTCTTGGGTTGGTACCCCTTCGGCCACAACCATTTCGGGAGTTGCCGGATAGAAATATCGAGACGGCCAAACAACGAGTCGTCCGTGCCGTCATCAACAAGCTTTTCTTTATAGGAGCCCAACAGTAAGTTCGAACCATCCCTAAAAAGCCAGTACCAGATGAAAACCCAAGTAACAACCCAAGTAATGCCCATATCCCGAGACTTCTCCAAAAAAAGGTCTCTTCCATTATCAATATGGTCAATTATTTCTCTAATAGCGTCTTTCTGGAAGTTAAACAAAATGAACGGAATGTTTTTAACTTCCTTACGTGGATCAAACGTCCACCCAAAATTTTCAATGAAAAAGATACACCCCTCGGCTGGGTTGTCTTCACGAACACATAGTTGATACGTCATGGCCCGGGCTTCCGCGTTGTTCTCTGCCGCATCATTGATCTTGAGACGTTGGAGCATCTTCTCCTTCATCTCGGCAGAGTTCATGTAGTCATGAAACACTTGAGCCCGTCGCGCAAACTCATCTTGCTCATTTAGAGCCTTTACTGGTATATCTGTCATTTGTGGACCTGGGCGGAATCGAACCGCCGTCTCAATTGCTTTTTGGAATCACTGGGTCGTTTATTCCTACCCGAAGGTGAATTGATCGAAGCCAATCAAGCCCGTTTCCAGAAGTTTGCGATAGTGTTCCACCTCCAACCTCCCATCACCTGCTCTGGTTGGTAGTAAACCCCGTGCCCATTTCTGGTCATATAAAATAGTCCCTTTCTGTAATCGCCTCGTATATTTTTTATCCTTCCAAGTTTACCCATCATATTGGTCTGCCTGTCTTTGTTCCCGCATATTAAGCAACTGGTCAAGTGCTTCATCCGGGTCCATGTCTTTTGTAATCTTCGCTTTAACTGCGATGTTCTCGGTAGCTTCACCCTGCAAAATCCGCGCCTTATCAAAAAGAGTACCAAAGGCAGTAGTAAGCTGTACGAGGTTAACTTTCTCCAAAGCTTTCTTATTGTGTGTAAGGTAGTCAAGCTTCTTGTGGATCAGCTCACCAACTTTGTTCCGGGTAGTGAGCGTCACCTCGGTAATGTTGGAGAAATCCACCAGTCCCGTTTCGTCAGGATTAGTGAGATTCGCTTGCGGGTTAGATTTGCGGTCTTCCGCTGAGGTCTTGACAATCTCCACAACATCTGGTGTAACTCCAAACTTCTCAGGATCATTCTCCACCTCTTTCGCAATTCGATATACCGCATTACGGTATCCCGCCGCTGACGAGTAATGAACGTCAATTTTAAAATCCACCGCTACTTCAGCGTAGCTTTTACTCGCCAAAGCCTTGTACATTTTGCCTTTGGTCTCGTCTGTCAGTTTACTAATGCTCCAAGCCATTATGGACGTATTTCAGTATCTAGAGTGTCCCAGTATGATTCGGGCACATCTACCCACTGCGTTCCTCCGCCGGTACTGGTTAGAATAGCGCCCGGGGTCGGCTCGCTAGCAAGTTCTGTGTATTCAAGTGTTGTTGTTCCTGTTCCGTTTAGGTCGCACCAGACAACATTTGGGTTATACCAAGGCCTACATGGACGGCAGCATCGACAACAACAGCAGCAACAGCAACCACAGCAGTAGTTACAGTGTGAAGTGTCGTAGTAACACATATCTAAAAATAAAATATCAATTAATGTAGCGGGTGCCGGAATCGAACCGGCTTCTTCAGCTTATGAGGCTGACGACACACCATTTGTCCAACCCGCTCGGCGGAGCCCCAGCCCTAACAAAGTGCCGGTCCTCAAAAGAGGGCGGGACCGATCAAAACCTATAGAGCTGCGGTTCCTGCGAGTTCGTTGGAGTACAGGAATTATAACATAAAACTTGACAAACTGCAATACATAACGTATTACAAGTTGTGGATAAACCTCAACCGCAATATATTTATTGCTATGTGGATAAGTGCCATATACAAAATGTCAGAAGTGTGCTTTAATGTTAACATATGAAAAACTTTTTAGCACATGTGGGGTTAGTCCTAGCGTGCATGTCATGCTTTTGGATGTTGGCGGTTGTTACCATTCTCTTGATCGCCGGTATTATCAGTTTCGCTGAATGGTCTCTGCTACCATTCCAATTCTTGGTATCGGAGGGGATCGTGACTGGGAAAC